AGTATTTGTAAAAGCTTTCTTGCTAAGGCTGTTTCTGGCGATGTTAGCGTCAGATGGATATTTATAACCAGCATGACCGAGAATATCAAGGAAGGCATAAGACAGATCTGGGCTCACTGGGTCCACCAAAGTTACTGTGATTGGCTGCCAGGTTACACGACCTGGGAAATTGAACGTATGATCAATATATTGGTGAGGAATCGTAGATACTTCTGCTACTGGTTTTGTAGCAGTCTTCACAGCCCAAACAGGTATATCGCCAGGATTATTCCCGTTCCTACTTGTAAAAGATAACTCAAACCGAAACTGGCGTTTTGGTTCGCTGTTTGCTTGACCCCAAAATAGACTTGCCATTGCTTATTTAGCTCCTCGTAATAAATAGTTATTCAGTGGATTAATCTTCAAAAGATGCCCCACTGTTTGTTACTATGAAGTCGATAGCAAAGAACTCTACAGCACGAGTTGGCTTCACATATAACTTAGCATAGATGATGTTTTGATCTATAAGATCTGGTGTTGTTGTGCTTTCGTCCAGGATCAGGCGGAAATCTTCAATACCGAACTGTGATTTGACATCACGAAGAACTGGTTCAGCCTGACCTAGGAAGCGGTCCCAAGTTGCTTGTGCGTTTGGAGCAAATAGAAGTCTTGAGGCGATGAAGGAAATCTCACGCTTCAAGTAAATCATCAAGCGACGCACGTTAATTCGATCAAGAGCACTTGCTGTCTGTTGTAGTGTCTTTTGCCCAAATATAACAATTCCTTCTGCTGGGAATTTGGCTATTGGGTTAATGCCTGCTTCATATAGAGTATCACGATCCTCAGATGTTAGTTTTCGAGATACGTCTAATACTGGCACGCCAGCAGCACCTTCACTTAGTCCGCCACGAGTAAAGCCTGCTGGTGCAAACCAGGGGGCTTGTTGGCGATCTGTGTTGGAGAGGACGCCCAAAGCAGCGACCGATGGTGGTGCCCACAAACTCTGGTTATTGTTATTGTCCAAAATCCTTACCCATGGGTAGTAGGTTGCACCGTAGCTATTGTTAATACTACGACCAGCTAGGTCGTTAGCGGCAGCAGTAGGCGTACTATTAGCGTTTCTAGACTCGGATGAGCCGGTGTCCTCAGTGTCTGGCACATATGCGTTTGGAATATCAATAATTGCCAAAGTATCGGCTCTGCGTTCTGCGGCATCTAGAAGAAAGTTTGTTACTGTTTTTTCAGTTATACCTGGGATTGTTATGGCGTTCATCTGAACATCATCAGGACTAGACACAATGTTAATTGCTTTTCTTAATGAGTAAAGCTCATAAGAATTTAGCTCGCTGATGCTACTGATGCCAGACATCTTACTATTTCTAAATGGTTCCCTTTCGGTGATGTCTAAGCCGTCAAAGCCACCGTGTAAAACAGTTGTGAAGCGATCAAGACCATTAGTCAAAGCGGTCTTATAGCCACTTACAGCAGTAACACTTGATCCCGCAGTTCTATAGCCAGAATTCCCACCAGAGTACTGGTATCCAGCAGCGGAAGAACCAGAGATATTGTCTAGAGAGAATACCCAAGCAATTTCGTATGCCTGCGATCCAGTATGAGCGGTAGTTTCGCCAGCGATATCGACTGCGGTGTCTGATGGGTTGGTGTTAATACCAGAGAGATCAAAAGAGCGTGGTCTCAAGCAGTCTGGAGTCTGTGGATTATAGAAGGTATCTGTGGCAGATCTTCCTGTCCAGGCACCCCAGAAAGTATTTCTAGTGTTTCTTGGAGAACCCCAGGTGCTTTTTGTTCTAGTTGGCACACTTGGGAATCGGATAGAGCCACTGAAAGTTGTAGCAGAACCGCTGATTCCTTCTAGAGATAAGATTGCGTCACCAGCAGCCGTGTGACCAGCCAAACCGTATACGGTATCGACATCGCCGTCGAGCATTGTTTTTGCGTTACCACGAGCAGCGGAGACTGGAGCAGCCACGAGTTCACTAAACCCGGCAGACCCACTGACAACACCGACATCTCTATATTTTAGAGGACCGAAGACACCGAATGGTAACCAGCGAGATTCGCCGGAGCCAGCAGCAACCGTATCGTCCATTACGACACGAATGTAGTTGGAGCGGTTGTCGAAATCACCATATTCAACGTTTCTCAAGTTTTCTGTGTCATAGACCTGATACCTATCGCCGATTCTTTTAGCAATATAGTCTTCAGAAGCTGGATTTAAATTCAAGTTATCAAATCGCTCAATGATTGCTGGTCTATTGTCATTATCTGAAATGTCTCTTACCAAGACCGAGAAGCTGCCATATGATTGGAAATCTCCTTGTGGTGCCTTGATGTTTGAGATAGATATTTTTACTTCCCTTTGAGCCCACTCGCCTGCGGTAAGAGCCTCAAGGCGGAAAAGCTTTTGTTGGTTGCGAGCACGATAAGAGGCCGTGTCAGCACTAAGGTCCTGTGAAATGAACCAACCAGTTGTTGCCTTTGTCGCAGCAGAATTAAAATCATTCTGTTGCGTGTTTCTATCTGCCCCGTTTTGGACCATTGGAAGAATCGCTGCATGGAATTTTGTAGTACTAGACCCAGATAGTAGACCTATACTGTCAACACCCGCAGTAGCAAGAGAGTATTCATATGTCTCGCCCAGCCAATATGTACCACTTTGGTAGAAAGCACGAGTACCAACAGAGGTGATAGCACTATTAGTGATTGTTGGATTTGTGTTTAATGCCTTTCTTATGAAGTTGTTAGAAGAAGGGTTTAAACTAACTTTAACTTTTTCATCTACACTTGAACCACTAAAAACTAGAGTAAAATCGTCTTTTGTATCTACTGCGTAGAGTGTTGAGCCGTTCTGTCCAGTAGAAGCAGACAACAAGACACGCCCTTCTTGCATGTAAATCTGGGCAGCGACTGCACCTTGAGCTACAGTAGATTCAGTGTGCAAAGAAGAAGAAGGCCATACAACTAGTGAGTAAACACCACCGCTATCATTGCTAGAAGATGCCGCACCAACAGCCCAACCAGCTTTACCGCCGGCAAGAGTAGCTGCACTGTCTTGGTCGCCCAAGACACGAAGGAAGGTTAGGGGAGAGTTGTTACGAAGCCAAGCTTTGGCTGCATAAGCAGCATAGGTAGGTGCAGTATTGTTACCACTACGCCACACATCTCCGCCCTCGTTACCAGCAACAGGGTTGCCGAATGTTTGTACGAAGTCAGAAAACGACTCTATTTTTACTGGTTTGTTCGCAGGTCCCTTCCTAGCACGACCAATAACTACTGGTCCTACTTCGGTAGGTGTGGCTGGAAGTTGTGATTGGTCGATCTCATCGACAAACACTCCAGGGGAAATGAACTTAAACTTTTTGGTGGAGTTGTCAGCCATCGAAATGTATTCTCCTCGGTCTTAATCGTATAGTATGGTATCCAGCAATTTACACTAAATACCAATAATAAATAGTAGGGCAGTAATCCAAACTCCTTGTAGTTTATCTTCTGTATTTATCTTTTCTGCCCGCATGGAACTCGGGCTCATCTCCAACAACAGTTCTTTCTCTGCCTATTGTAACTTCAGCGGCGGATTCACGGCGGATAACAGCAGGCACATCTTCATTCTTGTCAGCACCTAGAATATATCCCAGTACCGTGATCGTAGTTGTAGACTTGAACATTCTCTCATCCGTGTCTAATCCTGAATTGTTACTCTCGTTTGAGAAGGTTTCATCACCAAAAGCCTCATACACATTACCCTCGTGCTCAATTTTAAAAGCCACTGGTGTAGAAAACCTTCCCATCATAGATGCAATGATTTCATTCATCTGTTGTTGGAATTCAGTAGCCATTTTTATTTCATAGGTTATCTCTACGTATGTTGGCATTGGGACATACAGAGTATCATACACTACCTTCTCATTTTCAAATGGAAACGTGCTTTGATTGTAGTTTCTTTGTGCCGTCGCATTCGCACGGTCTCTGGATTTCTCCTGGTTGACTTGGCGAGCGATTGGGATTGTACCACCACGTTTATAGAAGCCGAAGTATGGTGGAATATAGACACCGTACTTTCCCTTGTTGGCAGGATTGTTAAGCATTTGACCACGAACA